CATCACCATATATCATTACATCTGTAGTAACGCCGAATAGATCAACTAGTTTCTGTACTGTACCCATTGGAGGTGTAGATTTGTTAGCAATCCACATTGATACAGTACTTTCACCACGACCTACTTTTTCTCCTAACTCTTTCATTGTTAAACCATTCATTCGCATGTACTTCTCAACCATGCTAGAAAACTTAATTTCTCTATTCATTTTTTCACCTCTTTCTATTTAATTATAAAATATATTCAATAATATTCAAGAAAATCATAATAAAACTTCAAAAAAATCGAAAATTTATATTGACTTCAAAAATATATAAGTGTATTATGGATGTGCAAGGAGGTGATATAGATGCAAGAAAGAATCAGTATTGAAGAAGCAATCAGGGAAGCAGGTCTTAAAAAGAAATATGTTGCTAATGAATTAGGTGTTTCGGAGACATATATCAATGAATATTTGAAAAAGCCTGGCTCTATATCGATTAAAAATGCATCAATCATTTGTAAATTGACAAAGAAGAAATTGAATGAAATTGATTTTGGTGAAGACGTTGAAATCAATTGATTGTTTTTTTAAATTTAAACTTCAAAAATATTGAAATTTAAAGACACTTATATGTACTACCAATAACTACCACAGAAAGGAGAATACATTATGGAAAGCAAAAGCTTTTGCGAATCGCTTAATCCAGTTGAAAGAGAATCATTTCTAGAGAAATTGAACGATTGTAATGATATTGAGTATTTAAAACGTGTGATTGAAGTTTGTAGAAGTAAGGCGGTTTATTTGGCGTTAAAAAAAGAAGGCCTTATTTAACCTTCTTAGATTTAAAAATTACTACCACAGAAAGGATAAAAAGTATGGCTACCACAAAAACTAAAACTAAAGAAAAAGAACTTGAATTGTCTCCATTTGCAAACAACGGACATGCTACAGAGTACACAAAGATGATGCATCGTTATGCCGATCTAGACAAAAGAGAGAAGGCAGTGCGCAGAAAGCAATGCTTCGCAAACTGGATGTTGTTCGTGAGTGTTGTATTAGTAATCGGATGTGTAATTGGTACTGCATTTGTCTGTAGAACCATCCAGTCTATTGGAATCTAGAAAGGAGATTGTTATGAGGGGTATTAAAGTTGTATCTCGTCAGGAATATGACGAAGAAATTGAAGGTAAGATCCAAAAGCTGACAAAGTATGCATACATCACGCAAAAAGATTTGTCAGAAATCATTGGTTGTAGCAGTGCGACTGTGAAAACCGAGTTGAACAAGTTGGGTGTTGAATCCAATTGCTTCGGATGGCCAACAATCAAGGTAATTAATGTTCTAGGTTTGCAACCTTATTTGGACAACCTGATCAAGCTGCGTAAGTCATGCAGGGCATAAAAAAAGACCACTTCAAAGGAAAGTGGCCAATCAAAAAATAACAACTAAATTATAAATTATTTTCTCGAATCTTGCAACCTGGGTATCACCACAAATCGACGTGATCCGCACTCGCTTTCTACATAATGTATTTTTTTGCTCTAGCACGTCAAAAAAATAATGGATTGTTTCTGTAACTTATCTTCCTTTTAAACAAGACTTACGCGGATTGTGGTATCTAGGTTGCAGGATTCGAGATAGAGCTAGCAAGGAGAAATACAAAATGGAAACATTACACGTTGATAGAGATGAAGATGATGTTATCGAAGAAAGAAAAAAAATAGATGAGATACACGAAGGAATTAAGCAGTTCCATAAGGAGTGTAAGAATGCAAAATCAAGCAAAGAAAAAGATGAACTCGTGAATAGATTCAATGAATTTGTTGGCAGTTTCGGCCCTGCTTTTGAATTGAAAGTGTTTGCCACAATGGATGGGCCCATTATTGCTGGTGAAGAAAAAGCAGGCGCTACTTTTTTTAAATTTTTCGAGGATATGGATTCAGATGAAATTACCGAATGCTTATTGGAATGTACAAAAGCCTTTGGAAGGGAATTCCAAAAGTATCTAAAGGAGTATAAAGAAAAAGATAGTGCGGAAAATAGGCACTGTTTCCATTAGATTCACACCTAAGGGAGGTGACGGAATGGAAAATCGTGGAGGCTACATTAAGCTATTTCGGCAGATTGTCGACTGGGAATGGTATGACGACATTCCCACTTGTCGGCTATTTATACACTTGCTATTAAAAGTAAATCATGCCGATCGTAACTGGCAAGGTAAAAAAATAGAAAGGGGTTCGTGCATTACAAGTTTTGCGAGTTTAAGCACTGAAACAAAATTGAGCGTCGAACAAATAAAAAGAGCACTCAAAAATTTAATGAAAACAGGCGAGATTAAAAAAATCTCAACAAACCAAAACACGCTCATAATCGTTACAAAATACGATGATTATCAGTGTTTTGCCAATGTTGACAACAAGCAAACAACAAACGAACAACACGAGGACAACATGCAGAAAACAAACGAGCAACAAACGGACAACAAACGAACAACAACAAACAATAATGTAAAGAATATAAAGAATGATAAGAATGATAATAATAATTTATATTGTTCTTCTGACGAAGAACTAGAAATGAATCAAATTATTAGAACCATTGTTGAAATCCTGAATATTGAAACAGAGAAGGAATTCTCTGTTGATGCCAAATTAACTAGAAAGTTGATTCAGGATAAATTGAACGCTGGATATAGCTTGGCGGATTTCAAATGTGTTATTGAAAAGAAATGTGATTCGTGGAAGTCTGATCCAGTCATGAAATCTTATTTAAAGCCAAGCATTTTGTTTGGAAATAAGTTTGATGAATATCTAAATGAGTGAGGTGTCGTGAATGAATATTGTTAAAGCAATTAAACTAGCTAAAAAGAGGAAAATGGGGTTTGTTAGAAAAAATAGTCGTGATCACAAAAAAGGCGTTTATTTATATCCAACAAACGTAACGATTTACAAAATTGCTTTGTACTTACCTGGAAGGGATGAGTATATAAGATTTTGGAATCCAATGACAGACGATCTCATGGCTAAGGATTGGATTCTAGTTAAGCCAACTAAATCGTTTTTTAAGGCTTACAGTTCAGAGGAACTAAAATTGATGGAGCTTGGTGAAATAGTAAAAGAAAAGTAGTTAATAAATAACTACTTAAACAATGGAACAAAATTCAGCAATTCATTAATAGCATTCAACACTTTAGAAGCATTATTTTTGAATTTGTTTTCAAAGTAGATGATTGTATCATCGGTAATTGAAATTTCGTTAGCTATGTTATCTCCGCCATGGCAATCAATATAGCCTTTACGATATAGTGTCCAACATAGTGAAGAAACGTAACTGTTCGATCTATCAATGAAGTATTTATAGTTGATTTCATCAGAATCTCCAAAAGCATTTGCTTTCTCAGGGCCGACTTTTTTTGAGAGTTCTAGATAATCTCTATACATCGCTGTTAATAAAAGCTTTTGTTCATTAGTCAAGTCATCCATTTTATCACCTCCTCAAAAATATATTATCACGAAAGGAAAAAGGAAAATGAAATTCAATATAGAAACAAAGACATTGCTAAATGCGGTGAATAACGTATCGAAAGTAATTGACAAACTATCACCATTGCCTGCGTTAGCAAATTTAAAGATTTGTGTAGAAGAAAAGTCAATTGTGATTACTGGATCCAATGGAACTGCTTCAATGCAGCAGACATTGGAAATGGAAACAGGTGTTGAGGAAAGTGGCCAGTGTTTAGTGGATGCTAAATATTTTAGTGAGATCATTCGAAAAGTATCTGGCAAATCAATTGATGTTGATTGTACGGACAATTTAATGCACATCAAGTGTGGGAAAGCCAAGTTTAAATTAACGTGTACAGGTGTCGAATGGTATCCAGAAGTAGATTTAAACACACCTGCAAATAAATTGTATTGTCCAATCGAAACGTTGCGTGAAGCATTCGAAAAAGCTTTGGTTTGTGTTGCGAGCGGAGGACCGGTTGCAGTATCGCGTCCAATACTTACTGGTATTCATTTAAGTGTGGACGATGGCCAGGTTACAATCGTTGGTTCTGATTCGTATCGAATGAATCGATATGCATTTATTGATATGGATTGCAAGGATACCAGTATTACAATCCCTAGACAGGCTTGTGTGGAATTTTTAAAAACATTTAATGATGAAGTTTCTGTTTTCTATGACGAGAAAAAAATTCAATTTAAAACAAACGATATGATGTACCAGTCACAGCTTTTAAATGGAACATACCCGGATGTTTCTAGAATCATTCCAAAATCTTGTTCGTATTGTGTCGAAATGGATAAGAATGAATTATTAGAAGCAATCAAACGTTGTGATTTTGTGAAATCTGATGGGAAACAAATTGTACATTTGTCGTTTGGTACCGAAGAATCTCATGCGGATTCAAAATCTGAAATGATTGGAGAAACATATGAAGAGTTTGAAACAGTTGAATTGATGTCGGATCCAATCGAATTCAATTTAAATGGAAAGTATTTAAGAGATGCACTTGATGTCATTAATTCTGAAAAAGTTCAGATTACGACTCCAGGAATCGGAAAGCCATTGATTGTTCGTGGTTCGTGCGATGTTTTAAAGTTGATGAGTGTGCTTGTGCCTGTAAAGACATACTAGGAGGTCTGTATGTCTAAATTTGAAGATGAGTATAAGACAATCAAGCAGAATCAAGGATTGAAAATAATCTGCGAATATTTGATGTCACGTAATGACATGGTTTCGAAGTTGGATAATCCTAAGAAGTCTATCGACGGAATGTGGAATTACATTGTTTCTGAAGCTAAAAAGAAAGCCGTGAAAAACTGTGCAATCATCAGCGATGAAGAAGTGTTTGGCTTGGCCGTTCATTACTACGATGAAGAAAACGTTGGTGATGAAGGACAGCCTTCACGTTTGAATCTTGAATCTGCAAAGGCAATTGTTAAAAAGAGCGTCGAGAAAAAGAAAAAGCCTAAGAAAGAAGAATCAGAATGGACACAGGAAAGTCTATTTTAGAGAGATTACAGACAAGGAAGCTCACATGGCCAAAAGGCATTGAAGAGTTTATTTTTTCAAAAATGGATTTATGGCTCGCAAAAGAAGCTTGTAGCCGAACTTATTTTGTCGAAACACTGGAAATATATTACGGCAAGCTATTAAAACGAATATTTGGATTTCAATTGTTCAAGAATCCGAATCATTCAGTAGAACTGAAAATCCAGGAAGTGGCTCGATATATCGAAGGTGAAAAGAAGTTTCTGGTTGGCAATTTGTATTGCGAAATGTATGGAAAACATATTGATTTCGATTATCCTTTAAAGTTTTGGATCAGTGACAGTAAATTGAATTTCTATCCGTTGAGGATGTACTCAGTTGAAGACTGGATCAAAAGATTGGATATTCCGTATTGCCAGTATCAGTCTGAATTGAATCAATCAGGATTAGATTTTTTTGAATACGTGTGTGCTTATCGTAAAGAACCTAAAATTGAATATCTAGTGAAGGCAGATTTGAGTCAGTTCATTTCAAGCCTTCGCGTTCTTGATCTAAACCAGAAGAGCCTGGATAAGATATTCAAGGTTGATCGTAAGTTTGTTCCGTTTCTTCCACAGATGGATTACACACATTTGATGTTATGCAGGAAATATTCATGGGCCAACGAAAAAGAGTTGTTGAAAATCAGAAAGTTGAACTTCAAGCATATACGTAAGTATATGTGTCCACGAGTATTGGAGTATGCATCGAAGATAGATGATTGGAACATAAATATTTACGAAGATTATTTGAAGTTTGCGGAAACGATTGGAGCGGACATGAAGTCTTATAAAGTTCTAACACCGCCTAATTTAATTGAGGCGCATGATGCAGCCTATAAAGCTATGCGTGCTACAGAAGATGCCAGGTTTGAACAGGGGATTTTTGAGAATTACAAAAAACATGTTGAGTTGAGTTATTCAAGTGGAAAGTATTTGATTCGGCCTGTTAAATCGAATGCTGAATTGAAGAAGGAATCTGAAGTATTGAACCATTGCGTAAGAACGTATGCGGCAGATGTATCAAAAGGACATACGGAAATCATGTTTGTTCGTTTAAGTGATAAACCGGATGTTCCTTTGTATACGCTTGAATTGAAACATAAGGTTATTCGGCAATTTAGAGCAGATCATAATGCAGTCCCTCCAGAGGATGCATTTAGCTTTGTCAGGGAATGGGCAGATAAATTTAAGATAAATAAGGAGTTGATATCGTGATTTTAAGAGATTTAAAGAATACAACATTTAGACCTGTGGAAATCAGTGTTGTGAAAGATTATCAGGAAATTATGTTTTCAGTGAATGGAATTCATAGATTTCCATGTTTAAGTAAAGCCAAGAATTACTTTGGCAAAAGACAAATTGTTGAGATTGTAGACGATGAGTCTTCAAGAACTACCAGGATATTTCTTCAAGGCTAAGCCATGAATAAAGAGTTTCTAGTTAGCAAAGTTGATGATTTTATCGCATTCGAAACCGAGAATGAAAAATCAAAAAATTCTTTGGTTCATTATCGCCAGGTAGTTGAACTGTTTGTAAATTCTTTTGAGGTCGATGATATCTGTAAGCTTGATATTATCGACTTTAAAAAGAATCTAGAAGAAGAGTATGCTCCTGCAACTGTTAAGAACTATATCACTATCGCAAATAGGTTTATAAAATATTGTGAATTGGTCGAAAAAGAGTTGGATCCAGACGAATTGTTGCGCACTCATCATTCAAAAATGACTCTGAAGAACATCAAGATTCAACAAGCTGCATCATTGGATGATGTGATTGAACCATCTGATTTTAAGCGAATGTGCAGAATGGCCAAACAATGTAATCGAATGGATATCTATCTGATCATGAAAATATTCGCATATACAGGCATACGAGTGAGCGAATTAAGTTATTTCACAGTTGAAAATGTAAAAGCGAATTACATCACAGTCAAAAACAAAGGTAAGATTCGTGATGTGATTCTTAGAAATGACTTAAAACGTGAGATATTGAAGTATTGTAGAACGGAAAAGATAAAGTCAGGAAAAATCTTTTTTTTAACCTATAAGCAAATTTACTACCAGTTGAAGAAGATTGCAGGAAAGTGTAGAGGTATAAGCTTGGATAAGATTCATCCTCATGCGTTCAGGCATATGTTCGCGATTAACTATTTGGATGCTGGAGGACAGGTGACGGATTTGATGGATATTCTTGGCCATAATTCTATACAGACCACATCTTTGTATACTAGAACAACGAACAAAGCTAAGAAGAATATGTTGGAAAGCATGAAATATAAATAGGAGGGCAAAGTAATGCTTAAAGAAGATAAATATTGGGAATACGACGAAGAAGATTTGAATTATAAGCTACATTTTACAAGATTTTACGAAGATGAAATTATCGCAACTATATTTCATGATTGTGGAGCGTTCTATGCGGATTTTGAGATTGAAGATATATATGAAAGTGACGAACCTTATGATTTGTATGCAGAAACAATCGAAGAAGCTAAATTGGAAGCAGAAGAAAAAATTGTTGAATTCGTTCAAGAACAAATCGAATATTTGCAAAGTTGGATTCATAAGTTTAAATCTACTGACGAGAATGAGAATCATGAATAAATATCAATATGAACTACATAAATTGGAGGAAAATAAATGTCGGAATCAATAATTTATTTAATGCTTTTATATTTTATTTTGGGCTTGGTAGTTTTCTTATTATTGTTCGTCGGTAAGCCTTTTATTGATGTTGAGAAATTTACGATATTGGTTCTTATTTTGTGGCCAATTTTCTTTATTGTTGAGCTGATCAGAGAAGCATCTATGTTTCTTGAGAGAATCTTTAGGTGTGAATCATGAACAAATATCAATATGCATTGCATAATTTGAATTCGTTTTATTTATTTGATTTTGTTCATCCAGGTAATGAGCACAATCAAAGAGAAGCATTAATTGCAAATGATAATTATAAAAAGCAATTGGATACATTGAAAGAACTTGTAGATAGATTCACAGAAGAAGAAAAACTGGATGAAATCAAAGCTCCTGCAATTAGATATGTTCCGTTAAAAAAAGGGATGACAGAAGATGAATTGAATGACTACATAGCAGAAAGTTCGGATTCATGCTTCCTTGTTTATCTAAGATATAGATATAACACTGATGTATTCAAACAAGAATGGCAATATTCCGTAGAAGCTGCATCATGGGGATGCGAATATGACGGAAGAGTATGTTGGCTAGATGATTGGTGGGAAGGCCAACAAGATGTTGAATACTTAGCAATCAGCAAGTTAGGAGAATGAAAATGAGTAAATGTTGGGAGTACAACAAGGAATACAATAGTTATAGTCTATATTGTGGTGCATTTCCTGGAACGTGGAAACCGGAAGAAAGAAGACCAATCGCAGTATTAAACGTGGATAAAGGACGTGTTAAAGAACGATACACTTATAGCTGTTATGTTGTATTGAGACCTGGTTCTCTGATGCCACTAGAAGCCAAATCAATTGATGAAGCGAAGCAAAAAATCGAAAAGGCAATTATTGAATATCTTGAGTATAAATTGAATGAGCACCTAAATGAGGTCCGAATTCTAGAGGAAGAAATAGCAGGAATTAAAGGAAAAAAGAAAATGACAGATAAATTAAAGCCATGTCCATTCTGTGGTGGAGAAGCAAGGATACAAGTAACAGATGAAGAAGGCAATTTTAAAAGCGAGAGTTACCTAGAAGATCCATACAGTGGAATAAATTATGCGATTATACATGATGAAATGAGTTCGAAAGAATATTGCCCAATTGCAACCAATTCGGATGAGATGCAAGGACGTTACATTTACAGTTCAAAGCAAGAAGCTATAAATGCTTGGAATAGAAGAATTGATGATGATTTAAGTGATCTCGTTGAAAAAGAAACTGCAACAGCGCCTGATATTGAAGGAGATGGATATTATAAAGGAGAACTTGTATATGATACATGGATTTGTCCTCGATGTGGTGCACGATATGAAATTGATTATGATGATTATGAGTATTGCCCAAATTGTGGCCAACATATAGATAGGACTATATTTACCAATCAGAACGATTCAAGTGATGAATAGAGGCAATAAAATGTACACAAAAGTAAAACTATTAAGCTTAACCGATGGATATGAACGCAAGCTGATAAGCAGCACAGGAAAGCTTAAAAAAGAATATGTTGGTCAGATCGGTAAAGTAATCCATACATGCGTTATAAGCAAAGGGAATTACGTGAAGCCTACGCTTTATGATGTTCAATTTGATGATGGAGCTATATTTTGTTTAGATGAGGATCAGATAAAATTTGTGGCACTTGGTGCTCTAGAACCTGAGTCATCAATATCACTTAAAGAATCGATGCGTGAATTAAATCGAAGGTTTACAGATGTTGATTCAGTGTTTTCTTCACTAAGTTTGCTAATAGAAAATAGATTGTATTGCGGACAAAATAAGCATTAAAAAACACAAAAAGTTTTTAGTTCAAAAAAACGTGCAGAGAGCCTTTATTCTAGGGCTCTTAGCACAGAATTGATTTTGGAAAATAATTTAAGGTTATTTGACAAAGAAAAAAGGAGAAAAAAGAGTGATAAACAGAGTTATTTTAGTAGGAAGATTGACCAAGAATCCTGAGATTAGGAAAACACCAAATGGAGCAAGCATCTGTAAGTTTACTTTGGCAGTTAGTAGAAAAGTGAAAGCACAAGGACAACCGGATGCAGATTTCATTAGTTGTGTTGCCTGGAACAAAACAGCAGATTTAATGTACCAGTATTTGAAGAAAGGTTCTTTGATTGGAATCGACGGAAGATTGCAGACAGGAAAATTCACAAATAACAATGGTGAAACAATCTACACGTGCGATGTGATGGTTGAAAGTTTACAATTCTTGGATAAGAAAGAAGAAACACAAAACAATGATGTTAACCAGGAAAGAGAAATGTCATACAGTGAAGGAGGATATCCACAATGGTAAAAGAAAAAGACGCAGTCAATCATCCAGAACATTATGAGAGTGGATCATATGAATGCATCGATGAAATGGTTGCAGTATTTGGAATGTCAGTAGTCGCAAATTTTTGTTTGTGCAATGTTTGGAAATACAGATATAGAGCATTGAATAAAAATGGGAAAGAGGACATGGAAAAATCTGATTGGTATATGTGTAAATACATGGAGTTAAAAAAAGCGATGAGTGCAGCATATGAAGATTAATTGGAGATTAGTATTTATTATTCTGTTTGGGGTTTTATACATATGGATGTTTACGGCCATTGTAGGCGGAGCTGTATGGATTATCTCAAGTATTGTTAAATTTGTTTGTTTATTATTTTCGTTGTATTAAGGGGAAAAGAATGGAAAAAGTTGTATTACATAATCAAACTGCAGAGAATGCATTTGATTGTTTAACTGAATTAATTAAGATCATGACATATGATGTTGAAAATGGTGGAATGCGTGAAGCAGGATTAAAACAGCTTGAATATATCAGACAAGAATATTCAAAATTGGAAAGAGAAAACTGTGGTTTAAATCAAACAGTCTTCAATTTGAGAAAGCGTGTAGAAAGTAAATATTCGTCTGGAACACAATGGACACGTTGCTCGGGTATTGAAAAGGTTTCGCATGATTGAGGTTTCAAAAACAGTTGCACAATTTATTGGTGATTTTAAATCATTGGACTATTGTTGCCATAGAATTATTGAATTGAATGAAGAGTTGGAAGAGTTGAATCATAAAATGTTAGGCTTATCACATTCAGTTGAAGAACTGTCTAAAGAACAAATGAAATCCAGTTTGCCTATGCCGACATATCAAAGAACATTTACATCTAAGCTTGCATTGTTAGAAACGATTGAAGAGCGTGAGCGTGAAATTGCTTATTATCAAAAGAGAATCAACGAATGCAAAGCCTTTGAATTGTTATCCAGCAAGGATAGATGCATTATGTGTGATTTGTATTTCTTAAGAATGTCACAATACGAAGTGGCAGACAAATATGGATTCAGTCGTAGTGGATTAAAGAAACATGTTCATGCGATGATAAAAAGCATATTATGATGGAGCAATTATTAAAAGCAATTTTAGCGATTGCATGTGCCTTTGTTGGCTTGTACGTGATTCCGATTTTAACAAAGTCTTTACGAATGCATGATTCAAACAAAGGAATGTACAGACCTCAATCAGTGAAAACGATTTTATTTGATAGAAATGAGGTTCTATTTGTATATGTATATAGTTTAAGAAATGAGAAACTATTAGCATACGGATGTATGGGATGGGAAGACCAAAATAGCAAGGATTATGAATTTTCTATTTATGCTTATCCAGGACTTGAAAAGCTATCATTTGATGAAGCAGTAGCTAAAAGCGAAAACAATGAGAATGTTGAAATATACATGAATGTAGATAAAAATATTAAAATTGTAATCATTCCTGAACCAAAAAATTAAAAGAGTAGCCATTGGCCACCATTTTAATGTGGTATATTAGTAGCGTAAAAAATTCGACAAAGCCAAGCGTTGAATATTTTACACATGAAAGCACGCACATGTGCTTTTTTTATTTGGTGTAGGCAGTTTCCTTGCTAGACTGTCTTCACGAGGTAAAAAGCATGGATTATAAGACTAAGAGATGGAAAAAGAAAAGAGAATCAATTCTTAGAAAAGATGGATATCTTTGTCAGATCTCAAAACGATATGGCAGAAGAGTAGAAGCAGAAGTTGTGCATCATATCTATCCAGCAGATGAATATCCGGAATATCGGTTCTGTGATTGGAATCTAATTAGTGTGAGCGTAGGTGAGCACAATAAGTTGGAGAACAGAAGTACTGGTGCATTGACTGAGCTTGGCGAAGAATTGAAAAGACATACGATTCCAGGAGTTGATTGGAGAAAGAAGAAAAAAGATTATGCAATCTAATGATGAACTATGTAGGCTGATACGAATCTATCTGCTCTATTTGATTGGAGCTTATGATAAACGTGATGTGGCCAAAGAGTTGGGTGTGGATTTGGATGAGATAGCCTCAAAAAGATTGCTCTGAAAGAGATCCCCCCACCTAAATTTTTTTGACATGAAAATTGGTTCCCTGGGGGAGTATCCATCTTTCCAACTCTGAGCAATTTTTGAAAAAAGGGGGTGATGGCCAAAATGAACAGAGCAACTGTCAGCAGAAAAACGAATCGAATTTTTAAAGAAACAGTTTTATATATGCAAGAAATTGGAACTTACAAGAAAGAGTTCGATGTAACAATTCATAGGTATGCAGAGATGCGATTTCAGTACGATTTGTTGTATGCAAAGTGGTTCGAAGAGGGGTGCAAAGTGACAGAGACTTTTAAAAATAAATCCGGAAATGAGAATATTCGTAAGACTGCAGAATATTTGGCCATCGAAGCTCTTCAAAAGAATCTTCTTACAATCGAAACAACTTTAGGATTGACTCCAAAAGGATTAAAAGCGATTAAATCAAACGGACTTGAATCCGCAAAACAAAGTAGATTGGCGCAGGTGTTAAGTAGTGTATAATGGAAAGTATTTTTCAGAAGTACAAAAATATTGTGAAGATTGTAAGAGTGGAAAAATCAAAGCCAATATTTATCGTATAAAAGCAATTGATAGATTTTATAGAGATTTAGAAGACGAAAGATATGAATTCAATCCAAAGGATGCAGACTTCATTATTTCAATCATTCAAAAAACAATTTGCCACATGCAGGGAGAAACACAGGAAGGAGAACCTTTACGTGGGACTCCTTTTATTTTGATGCCTTTTCATAAATTTATTATTTATAACTTATTTGGAATCTATCGAAAAGGAACAAAGATAAAGAAATATCATGAGGCTTTAATATTTATTCCTCGAAAGAATGTTAAAACATCATTTTCTGCAGCATTAGCGTATGCGGTTGGATTACTTTATCGAAAGTCCGGATCAAAGATTTATGTTGTGGCCGCAGCCTTAAAACAAACATTGGAAACATTCAATTTTCTGAAATACAACGTAAGAAACATGGGTGAATCTGATGAGGATGGTGGATTGTTCCATATTATCGACAACAACAACGAACATTCTATAAAAGCAGAAATGTCTGATGGAATGTTCGAATTAAACGCGTTGGCCACAAATCCAGATGCGCAAGATTCATTTAACTGTAACTTTGCGATTGCAGATGAGGTCCATGCGTTTAAAAAACCGAAACAATACAATTTGTTTAAAGAAGCCATGAAGGCTTACGCAAACAAATTAATGATTGGTATTTCAACTGCAGGAGATGATCCAAACAGTTTCTTAGCACAAAGAGTTCGATATTGTAAAAAAATTTTAGATGGCGAAGTAGACGATGAGCAATACTTCGTTTTTATTTGCGAAGCCGATCTAACGGAAAATGAGGAAGGCGCAAAGTTTTTGGATTACATGAATCCAGATGTTCAGGCGATGGCCAATCCTGGTATTGGCCAATCTGTTCGTGCTGAAGACTTAATGAACGATGCGATACAGGCGCAGAATGACCCTCAACAAAGAAAAGATTTCTTCGCAAAATCATTGAATGTTTTTACAAATCAAATTGATACATATTTTGATATGAATGTCGTGAAGACATCCGATGCCAAGTATAATTGGACGATTGATGAGTTGGCTAAACTTCCTATCAAATGGTATGGCGGTGCGGATTTATCTAAACTGCACGATTTAACCGGTGTTTGTATTTATGGCCGATATAAAGGAGTGGATATCTGCATCAGTCATGCGTTTATTCCACGAAGTACGGCATATCAGAAATCGGATGAAGATAACATTCCGGTATTCTGGTGGGAAGAAGAAGGATGGCTAACATGTTGTAACTCGAACGTTATTGAATATGAAGATGTAATTCAATGGTTCATAAAAGTTCGAGACAGAGGATTTAGAATTCGATGGATTGGATACGACAGAAGGTATTCACGAGAATTCATTTTAAAAATGAAAAAAGCTGGTTTTAAAATCCGTGATCAGAAACAGTTGTATGTTGAAAAAACGGAAGCTTTTCGTGAAATTGAGAAGAAGTTCAACCTTCAAGAATTTTATTACGTGCACAATCTTGCGTATGAGTATTGCGTTGGAAACGTCAAAGCTACAGAAGATAGTGATGATTTTGTTCGGTTCCAAAAAGTAATGCCAAATCAACGTATAGATTTATTCGATTGTTCAGTTATTGCTTGTAAGCAACTGTTGATTGCAGAAGAAAAGAATTCGTCTGCTTCGATGTTCTTAGATTAGGAGGCTTATTTTGTCAAGGAGAAACAAAAAGAAGAATATTAGACCAGATCCACAAAAAAGGTCGAATTATGCTGCGGTAATGCCAGTGAATTGGGAATCTTTATTGTCAGCCGGTTATACACCGTTATCACAGAATCCTGAAATTATTAGTGCAGTTAATAAGATTGCCAATCTAATTGGAAGTATGACAATCCATTTAATGGAGAATTCTAAGAATGGTGACCAAAGAATAAGTAATGCATTATCTAATTTGGTGGATATCCATCCAAATAAATACATGACGAGAATGACATGGATGTCTTCTATCGTTCGTTCTTTATTATTGGAAGGCGACGGAAACTGTGTTCTGTATCCAAGAACAGTATCTGGATTGATTGAAGGTATCTACCCTTTGAATCCTGGAAGTGTTTCATTCGTTCCAAACGGTGATTTTGGATATTCCATTCTTTATAACGGAAAGGAATATTTTCCGGAAGATTTAATTCATATCGTGATTAATCCGGATCCAAACTATCCGTGGAAAGGTGTGGGATATCGTAAATCATTACGAAGTGTGGCCGAAACATTAGATCAAGCAAGTGTCACAAAGAAAGGCTTCATGGAATCAAAATGGCAACCCTCATTGATTGTTAAGGTCGATGGAATGGTTGATGAATTTTCTAATTCAGATGGAAGACAAAAGTTATTGGACAAATACATTAAATCAAATCAGACTGGAGAGCCTTGGCTAATTCCTGCAGATGGATTTGATGTGGTTACAGTAAAGCCATTGTCGCTGAATGATTTGGCCATCAAAGATTCGGTTGAAATGGACAAAAAGACAGTAGCTTCCATTTTAGATGTTCCAGCATTCGTACTAGGTGCTGGAGAATTCAATAAAGAGGAATGGAACAACTGGATCAATACAAGAATTAAAGGGATTTGTGAGTGCATCCAACAGGCACTTACACGAAGTTTACTTATCAAGCCTGAATGGTATTTTAGGTTCAATTATAGGTCGCTTTATGCTTATGACATACAGACACTCTCGACGGTGGGATGTGATTTGTATACACGAGGAATCGTGACAGGCAATGAAGTCAGAGATTCACTAGGATATTCTCCGATGGATGGATTAGATGAATTGATCATACTTGAAAACTATATTCCACAAGGAATGATAGGAGACCAGAAAAAATTGGAAAAAGGTGGTGAGAATAATGGATAAAAAATATCAGATGAGAAGTTCTTTATCTAAATTCAAAACTAGAGACGCAGATGGGAAAAAGTATATCAATGGGTACTTTGCGGTATTCAATTCCAATTATCAGTTATGGGATGGAGCTACTGAAAGTGTAGATCCACATGCTTTTGATGGAGCACTGGATAATGATATTCGTTGTTTGATTGACCATGATACACGTTTGGTTTTAGGGCGCACTAAATCAGGAACATTAACTTTAAGAGTTGATGACAAAGGTCTATGGGGTGAAGTTGAAATCAATGAATCAGACCAGGATGCGATGAATCTATATGCTCGTGTGCAACGTGGTGATGTGGATCAATGTAGTTTTGGCTTTGAGATTACTTCAGAAGAATATTCAGAAAGTGGAAATGGAGTTCATTGGACAATTAAATCTGTGAATCTGTATGAAGTATCTGTAGTTACTTTCCCTGCGTATGAAGATACACAGGTATCTGCACGAAAAAAGGAATTTAACACAATCCGTTCTAGAAAATTAGAACAAAGAAAAAAAGAAATGCTAAAGAGATTGAAGGGAGAATAAGCATGTTAAAAGTTTTAATGTTGCGTAAAAAATTAGATACGCAGAAAAAGAATCTTGAGAAATTAAGAAAAAAAGAATCTGATTTTGAAAAGCGCACGAAAGAATTAGAAGTTGCGATTTCTGAATTGCGTGATGATTCAACAGAAGAAGAACAAAAAGCTGTTGAAGAAGAAGTAGCAAAATTAGAAGAAGAAAAACAAGAATACGAAGATGAAAAGAAAGAGTTGGAAGAGACAATCGCTGATATCGAAAAAGAAATTGAAGAAGCAGAATCTCAACAACCAACAGATGACCCTAAGCAAGAAGAAAACAGAGGAGGACAACAGAAAATGACTGTAAGAAATAAATTCTTCAATATGCCAATGGAAGAACGTGATCGTTTCTTTAAAGATGAAAGCGTTGAAAAATTCTTAGCGAATGTAAGAACATGCATTAAAGAGCATCGTGCAATTGAAAATGTTGGATTAACGATTCCACAAATCATGTTGCCGTTGATTCGTCAAAAGGTCGAAGAAAATTCTAAATTGATTTCACGAGTTAATTTGCAGAGCGTAAGCGGAACGTCTCGTCAAAATATCATGGGAGATATTCCGGAAGGTATTTGGACTGAAATGTGTGGATCGTTGAATGAAATGGATTTGAAATTCAATAACATTGAGATGGATGGATACGCAGTTGCTGGATTCTTTGCGGTATGCAATGCAGTATTGGAAGACAGTGATGAAGATTTAGCTGCAGAAATTATCAACGCGATTGGTAAAGCAATTGGTAAAGCATTGGATAAAGCTATCGTATTTGGACACGGAGTTAAAATGCCATTAGGTATCGTAACTCGATTAGCACAGGAAGCGCGTCCAAACGATTATCCTTCAACGGCAAGAGCATGGAAAGATTTACATACAACAAATATTTTAAAAGGTAATGCTAGCCTTTCTGGAAAAGAATTATTCAAAGACATCATTAAAAAGTCTACTTGTGTAATTAATGATTATTCATCTGCTGGATTAACATGGGTAATGAATGAAAAGACTCATAAATTATTGATGGCAGAATCATTGGATGCAGATATGAATGGTGCCATTGTTGCGGGAATGCAGAATACAATGCCTATTGTTGGTGGTGAAATTGTTGAGCTTAACTTTATTGCAGACGACAATATTATTTTCGGACACTTTGATTTATACTCTTTAGGCGAACGTGCAGGGGCTAAGATTGATCAGTCAGAACACGTTAAATTCTTAGATAACCAGACAGTATTCCGTGGAGTTGCTCGTTACGATGGAAAACCTGCAATCGATGAAGGATTCGGTGTGATGACAATCAACGGTAAAGCACCAGTGACATCAGCAACATTCCGTGCAGATGATGCGAACGATGCAACGTTATCATCATTAACTCTTGGATCAGAAACATTAGCATTCAATGCAAACACTTACGAATATGAAGTAAGCGCAACTGCAGCAAATGCCGTTGTAAATGCAGTTCCTGCTCAAGAAGGAGCATCAGTGACTATTATGTATGGTGGAAAGAAATACAATAATGGCCAGGAATTAACATTAGAAGGAACTAAGAATTTAGTTGTTACTGTTAAGAATGGTATGTCAAAACTTGTTTATACTGTAAAAGTCACAAAAGGGTAATAAGCAATGGATTTTGGAGAAGATACTGAACTAACTGTCCTGAAGCAGAATCTCCAAATGCCTCAAACAAATGCCAACGATGAATATTTAAAAGTGTTGTTGAAGCAAGCTGCTTCCCTTATGACAAGAGAAGGAATCGTCGATGATGATTCCTTTGATTATTATATGGCCAAGATTGACTATGCAGCATTCTTATTTAGAAAAAGAGCTAGTAAAGACAACACACTAGCAATGCCTAGATCTCTTAGATATGAATTGAACAATATCCTGTGGTCACAAAAAGGAAGATAATGACCTTTGATGATGGAATTCTGAAGATTTATGAGCGTGTATTAGTGCAGGATAAAGGCTTTATGCCTGTATCTAAATTACGCCTTAAATCTTCTTATTATTTTTCCTATGAAGTAATTGGTGTTACAAAGTTTTATGAAGCTAAAAAAGCACAGGATAGACTGGATGAATCTGTATCTATCTACAGAGATCGTTCAATTACATATACCGATGTTGTGGTTTTGGAAGATGGTGCACAGTACCAGATTTCACAGATTCAACATACATTTGATGATAATGGTATACAAATCACTAAGCTTACATTGATGCATTTAAATGAAAAGTTTGAATTCGAAGCTTAAAGAGTTTGCAGAATTACTGCGGTATACAAGCACTAATGAAATTTACCATTATGATGCAACAGGAGATAAAGGCGATAGATATATCGTTTGGCAAGAAGAAGGAGAATCTGATTCTTTATTTTTGGACAATCAGCATGATGAAATCGTTATAAAAGGTTCGTTGGATATTTATACAAAAGTTGAGTTTGATGATTTAGTGGATGATGTTATTGATTTGTTTAACGCCAACGGAGTTCCATTCAATATAATTAATATTGAATATGAAACAAATTCGAGTTACATTCATTATTCATTCGATTGGGAGTATTGATGGCCAAAATTGAATTTAATGATTTCGATGAATATCTTGATAAACTGCAGAAACTTGAAAAAGATGATGTAGTTCCAATTATGAAGATGTCATTGTATGAAGGTGCTGGAGTGGTTGTAGATGGGATTCGCAGTGAGATAAAATCGCTACAGACATCTAATCATGCAAGCCAAGGGCCTATGGACTATGAGAAAAAAGCTCTTGAAAAAGGTCTTGGAATATCAGACATGGAGAGCAAGGGCGATGATATCAATGTCAAAGTTGGTTTTGCCGGATATTCAAGCCATAAAACGAAAAAGTATTCAAGAGGTGTTCCAATTCCATTGATTGCTAGATCAATCTTGAGAGGAACGTCTTTTCGTCCTAAAAATGATTTTGTAGGTCGTGCAGTTCGAAAATATAGAAAAAAGAGTGTAGAAACAATGGACAGTAAAATGAATGAATTATTCAAAAAGGAGATGAACAAATAATGGCAAAAAAAGGTTTATCAAAATTAATTATTGCGAAATATAGTCATTCAGACGGTACTACTACTTATTCAGAAGGTAACATCCCTGAAAAGATGAGTGAGTATAGTCTTGATATTACGACTACTGACAATAATAATTTATATTTAGACAATGAAATTGCAGAATCGGAAGGTGGAGAGTTCAAAGAAGGAACTTTGACCATTACCACTGGTGAATTGATGCCTGCTACATCTAAACTTTTATTGAGTATTAAAGAAAATAAAATTACAGTTGGTGGGGAATCTGTGACTGAATATGTATTTGATGATAATACGAAGTCAATTGAAGTTGGATGTGGGCTTATTGAACTGCATCAAAATAACAATGAAGAATTCTATCGTGCAATTTGGTTTAATCGTGTTAAATTTAATATTCCAGGTGGTTCTGCGAAGGCTAAAGAAGATACAGTCGATTGGCAGTTGCCTGAAATCACAGGATCCGTAATGCGTGATGCAGCAGGTGATCATGCATGGCAATGCTACGCAGATTTACCAGATGAAGCAAAAGCAGTTGCGTACTTGAAACAAAAGGCAAATATCGTTGCATAAGGTGACTTATGGACATGAATATTCAATTTATTGACATTGGAGAATATAGATATCCAATGTCTTTTTCTTTAGCTTGCGTATCTCAAATGGGAAACTTTGCGCAAGCTGCTAAAAAGATTGAAGAAGGTCAGGATGTGGCGGAAGCTGCAAATATGATGATCAGCATGCTTTATCTAATGATTGATTCAGGATGTGCATTTATGAATATCATGCGACAAAAGTATGATAGAGCACCAATTGGCGAAGATGGATTATTGGAGCCGATTCCAAAAGATACAATTGGGTACTTAATTCCTTCTGATCCAGAAGAATTGAAGGCAATTGTTGCAAAAATCAAGAAATGTATTTCCAAATCAAAAGAAAGAAAAATCCAGGCTAAGCCTTTAAAATCTTCAAAAAAAAAGAAGAAAAAAAGCTTCAAGGAGATTCAAGCAAATACTTAATGGTAAAAGCCTATAAGATTGGTATTCCGTCTAATGAGTTTCTAGTGATGCCGTTAGGTTATTTAGCTGATCTAACGGATGCTTCGGTCATTCTAGATGGATATGCCGACGAATATATAGAGCCAGAATATATTAATGTGGATTTGAGGTGATGATATGGCTGGATATGATATTGGTCCAAAGATTTCTATTAAAGGTGAATCTGAATTTAATCAATCCATTTCTAAAATCAATCAAAATTTAAAAGAGTATGGGTCTGAATTAAAAGCTGTATCAAGTGAATTTGATGCTCAAGCTGACAGCATGGAGTCATTGACTGCAAAGAATAAAGTGTTGAAGAAGCAATATGATGAGCAGTCAGATAAAATGAAACTTTTATCGGATCAGATAAAAAAACAAACGGATTATCTTGATGCACAAGCTAAAGAAATTCAACAATTGACGAATGAATACGGTGAGAATTCAAGCCAGGTTCAGAAAGCAGAAAAAGCTTATGCGAATACGGAATCAACAATTTCTAAGTTGAAAACTGCATTCAACGAGACAACTGCATATGCCAATAAGTTATCATCTGAAATATCAGATAACGATACTAAATTAGATGGCTTAAAAACTAGCGCAGATGGTGCAGCTTCAAGTGTCAAAGATTATTCGAAGGCTACTAAGGAAGCTGGAGATGTGTCAAATGATACTAAAACAGACGTAGAACAATTACAAACAAGTTTTGAAAAATTAGAAGTAGCTCAAATAGCTTCCGACTTTGCGTCGGATATGATTGAGAATATTAAAGGAGCAGTAGAAGAATCTAAAGAGTATTTAAAAATCATGGGTTCTTTAGAAGTTTCTTCTTCTCATTTAAATTACACAACGGATGAGACTAAACAAACGTATAAGCAGCTTATTGGAGTGTTAGGGGATACGCAATCTGCTGCTACAACTACTGCAAACTTACAGGCAATTGGCTTGGAGCAAAGTCAGTTAACGCAAATCACTAAAGGTGCAATTGGCGCCTGGGCCCGGTATGGTGATTCGATTCCAATCGACGGTTTGGCTGAGTCAATCAACGAGACAATCAAGACAGGTACAGTTACCGGTAATTTTGCGGATATGTTGAATTGGGCTGGAACATCCGAAGATGAATTCAATGAAAAATTAGAACAATGTTCAGATAATTCAGAACGTGCACAGTTAGTGTTGGATGAAATGGCAAATCAAGGCTTAATGAAATCAGCAGATGCATGGAATGAGAACAACAAGGCATTGGTTGAGTCAAACAAAGCCCAAGATGATTACAATGAGGCTATGGCCGATTTTTCAAAGGCAGTAATGCCAGTGTTTACTGAATTTACAAAAGCATTGACTACAATTATTCAGATATTTAGTGAACTTCCTGAACCAGCTCAACAAATGATTGCGGTCTTTATTGGGATTATTGCAGTTTTAACTACAATTGCTCCTTTGATACTGGCGGTTGGTACAGCATGTGGATGGTCAGCAGGTGGAGTTGCAGCTTTAATGACCGCCGCAGCTCCGGTGATTGCAATAATTGTTGCGATTATTGCAGCTATCATGGCAATTATATTAGTTATTCAAAACTGGGATGAGGTACTTAATTTCTTGACGGAAACTTGGGAAGCAGTATGTACCAAGGTATCTGAACTGTGGGAAGGCTTTAAAAAATCATGGACGGATGGCTTCAATAATGTGAAGCAGAAAATCAATGATTTTTTCCAAAATCTTGGTGAGAATTTTGCGAATGGTTTAAACAACTTTCAAAATTGGATTAGCAATATGTTGTCTGCAATTGTCAATTGGGCAAAAGATTTTGCTTCAAAAGGCAAGAATGCAGCAATTAATTTGGTTAGAAATATTGCGAATGAAATAAAATCGCTACCCGGTCAATTTCTACAATGGGGAATGGACATGATGTCAAACTTTGCGAGTGGTATCTGGAAAGGATTTACTGGATGGGTCAAAGGAAAGATTAGTGGAGTCACAAACTTTATTAAGAAAAATCTACATTTCTCTGTTCCAGATGAAGGTCCTTTGGCCGATGCGGATGAGTGGATGCCTGACTTCATGGATTTATTAGCTACAGGAATTGACAGAAACAAAAGCAGAGTAGAAAGCCAAATCAAAGATTTACAGGATATCATGGATATTGGAATGGATTCTTCGTTTACTGATAATACGAATTATCGGTACGATCCAACATTTGTTGTGTATAACACTACAACTTTGGATGGTCGTAACATCGCTCAATCTATGGAGAGAGTTATTGGATCTAGAAGTGTTTCCAACGCTTATATGAGAGGTGAGGCGTAGAATGAGTTCATTTGATATTTATTTAGATAATGTATCTTGCGTTCGTGAGAAGCTATATCCGGTCAGAAGGCCTGATATAGTGACTCCTAAACGCAACTACAAAGAATATGATATTCCTGGAAGAGATGGTAAGTATTTCGAAGATTTAGGCACTTATGACGATATTACATTTAATATCAATTTTAATTTCAAAGAAAAAAGAGAATACCTGAATAAAACTTTTAGAGATTATAAAAGAATGATTCGTAAATCTAAGACTCTTATGATGATGGATGATTCAGAAATCTTTTATAAAATCAAAAAAGTTGAATTTGGTGATATATCAAGAGAAAGCACAAAAGAAATTAATGCTTTTGTGGCCACATTTACTTGTGATCCATACGGATATCTGTTTATTGGTCAAGATAGATATAGTTGTGGAATGGTGCAGACAAATCCTTATGCAGTTTCTCATCCTGTTTATATCATTAGTGGTGAAGGTCAATGTGTTCTGTCTGTAAATGGTAATAAGATGACAGTTAATACATCAGGAACAATTTATATTGATACGGATAGATGTGTCGCATATCGAGAAAATGGCGATTTACAGAATGTCAAGGTCAGTGGAGATTTTGAATCTTTATATTTAATGGAAGGTTCAAATTCAATTACAGTTAGCGGAAATTTTAAGTGTGAAGTGATTCCAAACTGGAGGTGTGAACTATGATCCAATTGTATAAGCCTTTTAATAAGAACTATAAAAAGAACGGTGATTACGTTCTTCGCCCATCCAGCTGTACAATGCACGTTGTTTTGAATGGGGAATGGTATGTTAAGTTAGTACATCCTATTGATGATATTTCAGAAAATATCGTTGATGGAGCTGTTTTAAAAGTTCCAACATTATTTAATAAAGACCAATTGTTTATTATTCGTCATGCAGACAAAGCGGATTATGATGTTCAAGTAACAGCGTATCCGCTTTTTTACATGGCCAAGACAACACCGCCTTTGTGGGATACTCGATGCGTGAATATGAATGGCCAGGATGCGTTAAACACAATTTTAAGTGGAACGTCTTTTAAAGGGATTTCGGATATCACAGATATTTCTACGTGCTATTTCAATAAAATGAATCGTTTGCAGGCCATTAACGGAAATGCAGACAATACATTTATAAATCGATGGGGTGGAGAGATTGTTTACGATGATTACACAATCAAAATCAACAAAAGAATTGGTTCTGACAAAGGTGCTAGGTGTGAGTTCGGATACAATTTGAAAAGTGTTCAGGAAGTCGTCAACACAGAAAATTTAATCACAAGAATATATCCGCAAGCCTACAATGGATATGTATTGCCAAATGAGGAGTGTGTTGATTCTCCCTTTATCAATAATTATCCAGATGTATATTGGAGCTTTATCCAGTTTGATGACGTAAAGCTAAAAGAAGATGCACAGGAAGATGATGCATCGAATGGAATTACAGTCTGCGACACATTGGAAGATTTATATAAAGTGTTGAGAAAAAGAGCAACCGATTATTTCACAGAAAATAATTGTGATGTTCCTAATATCACGTATAAGGTTGATATTGTAGATTTGGCTAGACTGGATGCTTACAAAGATATTAAGAATCTTGTTTCAATTGGCTTTGGTGATACAGCTCATATTAAACACAGGAAACTGAATATCGAAACGAAGGCAAGATTAATAGAATGTGATTACGATTGTATTTTAAAGAAATATGACAGTATGACTTTAGGAGATTATGAGACTAAGTATTTTGAAAATGCGGATAGTGTTATCCAGACAGCGCAAAAGGTGATCGATAAGAAAACATCTAGTTTGATTGCGGAAAAGATAAAAGGAATCATCGATGCAACTCAAGCTTCTCTTTATGCTCAAAGAAACATTGCGAAGAAGATGGATTACAGAGCCATGAAGATGGAAGATTTAGATCCAGATAGTCCAACGTATGGAGCAACATGCTATGGAACTAGCGGTTTGGAATTTTCTGACACGAGAAATGAAGATGATACGGATTGGAAGTGGGGCAATGCGTTTGGGCCAAAAGGTTTAATTGCGAATGCGATTATAACTGGGATTCTTTCAGATAAGAGTGGCAGCTTTTATTTGAATATGGATACCGGTGAGTTAGTTATGAATGATGGTACTTTTAAAGGCGTATTGAATACTGTTAAGGATATTAATATTGGAGCAGAAATCAATATGCAGCCACGAACCGAAGGGACTGTTCAAGGATCGGTTTGGTCTGATATTAAGTGCATCGATTCAGATGGTACTCGATTGCCCGAAAGAATTGCGTTCCGTTCTTTTAAACACGATGGCGAGTATCTATCGCATAGTGTGGCACTGATCAGTGGCGACACCAGTGTTTCGGTTAGCGATGATGGCACAATTTTACTTTCAAGCGGTGAACATAGTTTTTCTGTGACCAAAAATTATGTTCGTATGGATACTAAAAATTCAACTATATCTATTTCAGACAGTGCTAGCATCATAACTTTGGACGGTAAAAAAGGGCTCACTGGTACTTACACTGTAACAAAATCAATTACAGTTGAAGCCGGAATTGTAGTAGGGGTTGAGTAATATGGCTCAACCTTTTTCTGTATTCGTTGATACTTATAATGGCACAAGTCACAATGTAGATGGTGCTTTCGGTGCCCAATGTTGGGACGGTTACGCGTTTTACATGAAGTGGTTAGGATACTCATATGCGAATTGTACGGCCACAGGCGGTGCTCAAGATATTTGGACTCAGCGCGCTTCTAACGGAATGTTGAATTCATGTAATGTTGTATCTACTCCACAGAACGGAGATATTGCAGTTTGGGGTTCCAACATGGGAGGTGGTAAAGGACACGTAGCCATGTACTACAATGGTCAGTACTTCGGCCAAAACCAAGGTAGAAGTGGTGGTGCAAATGGTGGACCATTTAATTTACTGGCAATCGGAACCGCGCCATTAGGATATTTCAGACCTAAATGTTATGCAGATGGTAGCGGTGGAGAAGTCGAAGAAAAAAAGCTAAGATTAACGCTTGTCAATGGATTAGTAGTAGGTATTGATTATGTGTAAAAGAAAGGAAGTGGTTATATGGAATTGATGAGAAGAGATTTAAAACTAATTGTTATTAAAAGCCTTGAATCATCAGAGGGTTCTGCACATGTGCCAGTAAATTTATCGATTGATGGTACAGATAATTATGAATTCTATACAACTCAAATTCACATTCGTTACATTTATAAGAATAAAGTTTATGAAGAAATGTTGCCAATGGATGATGAAGGCTTTTATATTCCTTCAAAGCCTTTATTTGAAAGTGGGCCAATTGAACTTGCTGTTCATTTAATTAGAGGCGAAAAAAAATTCGTGACAAATGAGGTGTGCTTCGTTGTGCAACGTGCGCCAAATGGGAACTCACAAATTGGACCTAGTGAATTAAGTTGGCAACAGCTAGTTGACCAATATGTCGAATCGAAACTTAACGTAATTATGGCTCGAATTGACAATTTGACAAACAGTCAAACTAATTTAAATGAATTAATTGATATTCGTGTCGGATACAATGGAGTTAAGTATGATACTGCAGGTGATTCGGTACGGACACAAGTTTTCAATTTACTAAAAACTCAAAGATCGTTGAAAGATTTAATTGATTCAAATCAAAAAGTTGTCAATGAACGTATGGATTCATTTACAAATTTAGGTGAGGGCTCAACAACCGCAGATGCAGAATTGATTGATGCAAGAATCGATTTTGAAGGGAATAAGAAAAAAAGCTTAGGTTCTTCAATTCGTGAGGCTGATGAAAAAATGTTCAACATGATTCAAAGTATGATTGAAATGCTGCTTAACAATAACTTTAGTACAAATTTAATGGTTGACTTCGATAATTATGTCGTCGATGAAAATGGTGATAATGTATTAGCCGATTGGGCATACATGGTGAAATCATGAGACAAGGAACAACACCTACAATTCAAATCACGGTCAATTATATTGATTTAGCAGATATGGAACATATCTATGTGGTATTTGAGCAAAATGGATATTTATTGAAAAAAAGCATGTCAGATTTAAAAATCGAAAACAATGTTATTTCAGTTCTTTTAACGCAGGAAGAAACATTAAGTTTTAAAAACGGAAATTGCAACATCCAATTAAGAATGATTACATATGACGGCATAGCGATGGCTTCGCCGATAAAAACAATTAATGTGTATAGTGTATTAAATAAGGAAGTGATCACATGATTCTGGTAAACAGCATAGAAATCGATGTTAAAGACGAATCAGATCACATTCAGTTCGGTTTAAACGAACAATATGTAGGAACAACGGATTACGAAAAACTCAGAAACAAGCCAAAATTAAACGGATTTGAAATTGTTGGTGATGTTGAAGAAATAGACCCGACCGTCCCTACATGGGCGAAAGCAGAAACAAGACCGGTATATACTCCGGAAGATATTGGAGCTATGGCAGAAGGCTCTGTAACGTCAGTCCCTACAACCGAACTAGATGAATTATGGAATAGTCTATAGGAGGTAAAAGAATGGCTATTGAATATTTAGATAAGAGTGGATTAACTCTATTAATCAGTAAAATTAAAACTGCATTAGGCGGAAAAGTTGATGTGGTAAGTGGTAAAGGCTTATCGACAAATGACTATACGAACGCAGAAAAAAGTAAATTAAGTGGTATCGCAAGTGACGCTCAAGCGAATGTGATTGAGTCTGTAAAGGTTAATGGAACTGCATTAAAACCAAGTGCTAAATCTGTTGATGTCACAGTGCCGACAAAGGTATCGCAATTAACAAATGACAGTGGCTTTCAGAACGCTGAACAGGTTAATTCAACGATTGCAGGAAAAGGATATCAAACGCAATCACAAGTACAATCGTTGATTAATTCAGCAGTAGGAAACATCACATCTATTAAGTACGAAAAGGTGAGTTCATTACCTGCTGCAGGCTCAAATGGCGTTATCTATTTAATTGCACATTCACATGGAACTCAAGATATTTATGATGAGTATATTTGGCTTACAGAATCCAAAACGTTTGAAAAGATTGGTAATACAGATATTGATTTATCAGGATATGTTAAGAGTTCAGGATTAACTGCAATTAGCACAAAAGATTTAAACACAATGTGGGGTTAGTATATGGCTTTCCTATTCAAAGACAAAGCTTCTATTCAGTGGCTTGTCGATAGAATAAAGTCTGTAACCACATCACATAACGCATTGAATCAAATGGTGATGAATAATCACTTTACTACAAATTTGAGCGCAACAAGCGCTCAAGATTTAGTAGATGAAAAAGGAAATACAATCTTAGCCGATTGGTCTTATGAAGTAGCAAGTGGAGAAGTCGGTACGGATTGGAAATATAAAGTCAAGGAGGAATAGAGAATGGCAGGAAAGCAAGTAAATGAATTAGACGCATTGCCTAGTTTTACCGATACAAGCTTATTGCCTGTGCATAATGGCACAGGATTGAAAAAAGGTTTATTATCGCAATTGGCAAATTATTTAGGAAATAAATTCAGTAATCCGAATTTATTGATTAATTCGGATTTTAAAATTAATCAAAGAGGTGCTACAAGCTATGAATCACGAGGCTATTCTGTAGACAGATGGAAGATTTGGAATGTCACAGTTACACCAAATAAAAATGGAGGTATTACAGTCACAAATGACAAATACGCAGATACAGGAACATTTCTACAATACTTAGAGAATGCAACGGAAGGTGATTCAACATTATCGTGCTATGTAACATCTGTAAGTGGAACAGCGACAATGCTAGCGGATGATAATTCACAAGTAATATTGAAACAAGGATTAAACGTTGTACATACAAGTAAGAGTACAAAATCATTTACAATCTTTCTGAATAAAGGGACTAGCATTACTCTTAAATGGGCTAAATTGGAACAAGGTAAACATGCTACTGCTTTTGTTCATCCAATTTATAACGAAGAATACTTGAAATGTATGTGGTTTTTTCAATCGCTTACCGGAGCTAGAAGTGGTTATTTTTCAAACGAACGTATTTACATTAATATTCCGGAGGTTAACTCAATGAGAACTTCCAAACCATCCGTCGATTCAAGTAATATAACTTTAGAAGGATGGATTTATACAGGAGCAAACGCAGACGCTATCAATGTAGGGCGCTCAGATATCACTAATGTAAGCATAGACAATTACAAAGAGTTAGTATTAACACCTTCAAGTGCATTGCTTACTAAATTAAAGCAACGTGGCGTGTCGACTATTAGTTATGTAATTGATGTAGGTGGTGGAATTTATCTAGACGCAGAAATTTATGATAATGAATAGGAGAAGTAAGCATGGTAAGAGTATATATTAATAAAGATTCAGAAAATAACATTACATCTATTAATTCAGAAATCTTCTTATCAGAAGAAGAAATGTCAACTATGACAGAGATTGACAAAGGGAAAGGCGATAAATACGCTCATGCTCAAGGTTTATATCTAGAAAAAGGATTAGTTGATGAACATGGAAGATATAACTACAAATATGTAGCAGGAAAAGTGATTGAGGTTGCAGAAGAAGAAAAAACTAAAGTTGTTGATCCAGAACAACAAGCAACGGCGCAGGATAAAATTGAAGCGCAGATTATGTATACAGCACTAATGACAGATACACTTTTAGAAGGAAGCGAGGCTTAGTCTATGTTTGAAAAAATCAAAAGATTTTATGATCTAAAATTATATACAGATAAGCAGGTAAGGAAGTTTTGTGAAAAAGGAATCATTACAGCTGATCAGTATAAGCAAATCACTGGTGAAAATTATTAACAAGGCTAGAATATCTAGTCTTTTTATATACGCCATAGGAGGAACAAAAAATGGATTTTGCAGAATTAAATAATTATTATGTTTTGGTGGTAGTGGTAGCATGCTTGATTGTAGGCTACATTTTAAAAACTTCGTTTGAATCATTCCCAAACAAGTACATTCCTACAGTGCTTGCATTTACTGGATTGGTTTTGAACCTGACGGTCAGTGGAATGTCGATTGAAAATGCAGTTTATGGAGCACTGATGGGCTTATCTAGCACAGGCATGCATCAAGCATTTACAAGATTCATCGAAGGCAACACAGAAGAAAAATAAAGTAGGTGGCTTGCAATATGAATTTTGTGATTACAAGCCAACAAATTGTATGGGTTTGTGGGTTTATTGCTTCTATTTGGGGAGTGGTAAAGATTATCAAGGAATTAAAAAAACCAAGTGATGATTTAAAGGTTATGGTGAAACGACATGATGAATTGTTGCACCGTGATAACGAACGATTAAATTCACTTGAAAAGATAACATTGAATCAGGAAGGTATCAATCGCAAATTAGAAGAGCATACTCGCATTCTATCAGATCATGACGATCGGTTAGAAGAAGATAAAAAGCGAGGCGATCTGATGCTAAAAGCAAACATGGCCATTCTCGATGGAATGTTATCAGAGGATGATAAAGAGAGTTTGAAAGCAACTCGAAAAGAAATTCAGGACTTTTTAGTCGAGAAAAATTAGGAGGACAGAATCATGGAAGAAAAAGAAGTAAAATTTGAAGAATTATCAGAAGAAGCTCAAGCAGAGTTGAGTAATGGAAAAGAAGAAGGTGAAGATGAATGTCTTACTCAAGCTTAACGAATAAATATATTCCTGCAAGTGCAGATAACTATATGCGTGGCAGAGGTGGTTACAAGGTATGTAAAATCACACCTCATCATATGGCTTGCGAATGGACTGCAGAACGATGCGCTCAGTCGTTCCAAGTAAGCGGACGCAATGCGAGTGCAAACTATTGCATTGGTTCAGATGGTACTATCGTTGCAAATGTTGACGAAGAGAATCGCGCATGGACATCAAGCAACTACTACAATGACTGTCAAGCCGTCACAATCGAGATTGCTAACGATAATACAGATACGTGGACAATCTCGAATAAAGCATGGAATGCATTAGTAAATCTATGCGTTGATATTTGTAAACGATATGGATTTAGATTGAATTATACTGGTGATTCAACTGGTAGTTTGACAGAACATAGAATGTTCACCGCAACATCTTGCCCAGGTCCTTATTTACATTCGAAAATGCCTCAATTAGCACAAGAAGTAAATGCTAGATTGGATGGCCAGACTGCAGCACCAAGCGCTCCAAGTGCTCCGAACACTCCAAGCGGTGAAAAGTATTCAGTCGGTACGCCTATCTGCACAAATACATTAAGTGTAAATTGCTACGGAACTTCTAAAATCTTAAAAGGAGATTGGAACGGATCAATTGGTAGAGTTATTAAGGGCTCTAAATATCCATATCGTGTTGATCGCAATGGTGTAGCGATTGGATGGACAAATGATGTGGGTATTGATACAGACCCTCATACACCAGTTGGAGCAACACAGTCTAGCGCAGAAGCTATCGACCAAATCTTGCATGAAGGAAGCTATGTTACATCTGTACATATGAAAGTTGGTAACCAAGGCTTGAAGAAAATTGGCGATGATTTATGTGCATATCTTGCACAATTAGGTGGCTGGTTTCCAATTCGCTTAGTCGATAAAGTTCCAAATTCAGATGGATATAATGACAATGTACTGCATACCACAAATGCAGTAGTCTATGTATCTAGTATCAGAGTCGATGCAGTGAATGTTCAAAAGAATATTGTCAAGATTGGTGGTGTTTGGGTTGATCCAACACCGTTAACAGAAATTGCATAAAGAGTAAAAATAACACGTTCAACTATTTTTTCGTATATTTAGCCTATGATTAAGTTCATAGGCTACTTTTTTATGTTCAAAAATGTATGCTCATAGCATATATGCAAGCATAAACAATACTTTTCTTATGCCTTTTTTGGCTTAAATACCAATGGACTTAACTTTGGGAAATTCTTCAAAAATTAAGATATCGTTTATATCTTGATTACATCTTAAAAGGAATGAATTCCATTAAATATTATTTATTCTCATGAATTCTACGCCTATATTTAAAGCACAAATTAATGTTATAACCGCATTATCTTTCTACG